GGAACGGACGCCGGAGTGGCGACGAGCCATGGAGCAGCGCCTCGCGACAAGACCTCTGCTGGAGAAGAACGTCGTTGGACGGCACTTCCTTGGCGATTTCTACGAAGTCGTCATTCCATCCGAGTTGCTGCGCGGCGGTTGATAGCCTGAACTCTGACGAAGTGGTCCGGGTATACTCGCGGACCCGCAAGATATTGATATCGTTGCTTCGTCTGCGCGGTCTGCGGATTCGTCCTGCAGAAGCGCGACATTGTGTGGAGAGATGCCGCCGGCATCGACTCCACGGCTCATGAGCAAGTGAGCAATCTTAGTAGAAGGCGCGACAGTGCCGATCGCGTGTCGATCGGCTGTTCGCTGTTGCCGGAAAGAAGCAAATGCCAGATCAGATTTTCTATGTCGGTACTCAAGATCGCAACAGCAGGCTCAATGGTTACGCGCCTGCCAAGTTCTTGATGCGGAATGGAGCCTATGTCGCGGATCCTACGCCGGGCGGGTCGCAAGGTGCCTATCTCTATTCCGACGCCTCGGGAGGCAATAAAGCGGAAGGAAAGTCGGCCAATCCAAACAATTATCTGATTGTCCCCGCGAACTACAGCGAGGCGGGTGCGAACGACTTCGCAAAGGACATCGCGGACAGATGGGGCGCCTCGCTCGGCGACGAAACCGGAGGCTTGGCTTCGCTTGGCCAAGCACTGGCCGAGATGAGATCGGCGTTCAGGCAAGGCGGCTCGCAAGACCTGCAGCGGCATGCGCAATGGGGCGTGCCGAGGGATTCCTTCGTTCCCGCATTCAAGGGCGCCGCGTCGTATCACGTCGGCTACGTCACGGGGCGAGCCGGGCTGCCAAAACTCTTTGTCGAGGTCGGTGGTGGAGACGTGAACAAGCGTGCCGCGGCGAGCATGCCGCCGGGGACGGTGGACGTCAGTGCGCCTTATGGAAATTCCTGGCACAACTATCGCAACATCGGCCTTGGCTTCGCCAACGGCAGTGCCAAAATCGAGCCTCCGGCTGCATTCGCCGACTATGGTCGCGATGGACAACCTCAGCGCCGTGGTGGAATTGGCGATGGCAACGGCGTCTCCGCTTTCTCGGCGCAAGGTCTTGATCCTAACGAGCCCGTTCCACCTGCGTGGCCCAACCAGGCGAGCGCGCCGATCCGCTATCTCAGTTCTTACCGCGTTCGGTACTGAACGCCCGATCAGGAACGACGCAAATAGCGTCGACGCCGCCCCTGTGCTTTGCGGCACAGGCTCCCGGCCAATGAGATCTTGCAAGCCGAACCGGACATCGTTTCCGCGCCATCGGGCCGCAAGATCGTGACCTCACGTATCACGAAGCAATTGTGCCGCGTCAGGCTGCGCAGGCGAATGTCTGTGCTCGAGCCCGTGCGTCGGCTCTCTCTAGGAAAACATAGATGACTCTACCGACTTCAACCTTCGTCACCTACTCCGCGGTCGGCAACCGCGAAGATCTCAGCGATATGATCTATCGCATCGACCCCGTCGACACGCCGTTCATGAGCGGCGTCGACAAGGAGAAGGCATCTGCCGTCAATCACGAATGGCAGACGCAGGCACTCGCGCCGGCCGACAACAGCAACGCCCAGCTCGAGGGCGACGATCCCAACACCACCACGACCACGCCGACGGTCCGGCTCGGCAATCTCTGCCAGATCTCCTACAAGGTCGCGCGGGTGTCGGGCACGCAGCAGGCGGTCGATCACGCCGGTCGTGACAACGAGCTCGCCTACCAGGAGATGCTGAAGGGTCTCGAGCTCAAACGCGACCTCGAAACCATCCTGTGCGGTACCAATCAGGCCAAGGTCGCTGGCAACACGACGACCCCGCGCAAGACCGCATCCGTGCTCTCCTGGATTGTCTCGAACACCTCGAAAGGGACGGCAGGCGGCGCGGCGGACCCGGCGGCCGCCGACGGCACCGGCACGCGAACGGACGGAACCCAGCTCGCCTTCACCGAGGTGCGGCTCAAGACCGTGCTGTCCTCGATCTGGGGCAACGGCGGCAAGCCCGGCACTATCATGACGGGCGCTTTCAACAAGCAGGTGTTCTCGACCTTCACGGGCCGCTCCACCGCTATCGAGGAAGCGAAATCGAAGAAGATCGTCGCGTCGGTCGACGCTTATGAGTCCGATTTCGGCAAGCTCAAAGTGACTGCCAACCGCTTCCAGCGTCCGCGCGACGTGCTGGTGCTCGAGCTGGACAAATGGGCCGTCGCCTATCTCAACGGCCGCAACATGATCTCGATCCCGCTCGCCAAGACCGGCGACTCCGATCGTCGGCAGATCCTGGCGGAATACGCCCTGGTCGCTCGCAATGAAAAGGCCTCCGGCGGCGTGTTCGACAACACCACGTCCTGAGCGATCACCATCACTCCTCCCACCTCGGGGCGGCCTTCGGGTCGCTCCTTATTTTTGGAGACCCAAGATGCCGCTTCCCGGCAATCGCCCACTCAATACCGCCGATCTCACGGCCTATACGCCATCCTGCGGCGCAAGCCCCGTCGCGGCCTATGTCCGTGCTCCCTTCCGCTGCCGCTTGCTCAAGGTGACGGGCATTCTCGGCGGCCCGATTACCACCACCGACGGCACCGTCACCGTCGCGGCCAATGCAACGACGCTCGCAACTTTCACCGTGACGCAGGCGGGATCCGCGGCCGGCCAGCTGTTCTCGGTCGTGCCGCCGTCGCCGACCTATCTCAACGAGGACGATGTGATCGTGCTGACGCCCTCGGGGGCCTCAGGTGCGGCCGTTCCGATGCATTTCTCGATCTCAGTGAGGGCCGCCTGACATGCCGTTCTTCTCCAAGCAAAACTCGTCGCGCATCGGACCGACGCAGACGATCGCCTATGACGGCAGTGTCGGCGCCACCAACGCGTTCGGATCGGAGACCTACCAGGTCCGTCTGGTCGCCAATTCCGGCTGCAGCTACCGCATCGGGGATGGCCCACAGACCGCGACCGCCTCGGATCCATACCTTCCGGCCAACGTCGTCGAATACGTTACCGTCAGTCCCGGTCAGCGCATCGCCGCGTTGAAGGCCGCCACCAATGGCCTCGTTACAGCGACCGCGGGCACGCTGTGGATCACGGAGATGTCCTGATGGAGGGTGTCCTGATCCGACCTCATCTCGACAGCAACGGCCGAGATCTCGCGATCGAGCATATCCAGGATGTGGCGCCGATCCTGGAATGGAACAAACAGGCGCGAGTTGACGAGCAGCGCAGCGAATGGGGGCGTCACGTCGCCCGCATTCCCAACGTGATCTACGTCAAATGGCTCAACGAGGAGCATGCCAGGGGCAACACCTCGTTGCGGCTGTTCACGCCCGAGTTCGACGCAATCGTGCAGAGGAAGCTCGACGATCCCGACTGGGCCTATTTGCGAACCGACAGGCCGAAATTGCAGGCCGGCTGGTCAGCGGAGCTCTCGTGACACAGATCACCGACTACACCTCACTGCAATCCGCGGTGACCGAATATCTCGCACGCGACCAGGACGCCACGCTGATCGCGCGGATCCCGACCTTCGTCCAGCTGGCGGAAGCCAAGTTCAACCGCCAGCTGTTCGTGCGGCAGATGGAGCAGCGGGCGACCGCGCTCGTCGATCTCGGCTCGAACGAGCCCGAGTTCATCTCGCTGCCATCTGATTTTCAGTCCATGCGCCGGGTTCGGCTGTCGAGCGTGACGGGTAAGCCGTGCCTCGAATTCAAGTCCGGGACGCAGATGGATGAGTACCGCTTCGCGACGTCGAACGTCGCCGCGCAGCCGCGTTACTTCACCGTGTTCGGCAACGAGCTGGAGCTCGCGCCGACGCCGGATGCCGCCTACACCATCGAAATGGTCTATCGGCAGAATGTACCCGCGCTTACGTCGAGCGGCACCAATTGGCTGCTGACCATGGCGCCCGATCTCTATCTTTACGGCGCGCTGCTGGAATCAGCTCCGTACATCAAGGAAGACGCGCGCATCCAGACCTGGGGTCTCGGTTTCACGTCGGCGCTCGCTGATCTGAACAATCTCGGGCTGACATCGACCTTCAACGCGGGGCCGATGACGGTGCGCGTTTCCGGACAGGTCATCTAGGAGGCGACAATGGCAAGCTTCAACAAGTTCCATTGTTTCGTGCAGGATGTCGCAAACGCGCTGCATGACATGAAGACCGGAACGGCGCAGGTCTACAAGGTCTACCTGACCAACACGGCGCCGGTTGCCACCAACTCGGTCTACAACGCGCCGGCGGATCTTGCGGTAGGCAACGGCTATGCCGCCGGCGGCAACAGCATCGGCACCATCACGGGCGCGCAAACGACGGGCACGTTCAAATTTGTCGGCGGCACCGATCCGGCGTGGACGGCCTCGGGAGGCTCGATTGGGCCGTTTCAATACGCGGTGCTTTACAATTCGACGTCGCCGACCAAGCCGCTGATTGGCTGGTGGGATTATGGCGTGCCGCTCACGCTGACCAATGGCAATACCTTCACCGTTGATCTGGACCAGGTCAATGGTGTCCTGACGATCACATGAGCGAGGGCGCGTGATCATCGATCATATCGGGACCGAATACCGCGCGCGGCGCATCGTGCTTCCGACAGACCAACCGATTCAGCCGAGCAATCCGACGTGGTGGATGCCGCAAGGCGATCTGACCCGCTACAAGATCGTCGCGCGCGGCATCGGCGGTTCGATTCTTTGGCAGGGTGTTTTCGACGATCTGGTACGCGCGCTGAGGTTCTGGTCGGAGCTGTTCGACATCGGACCTGCCCCTTTGATCTGGGACTTGCCGACGCCATCGTGGTTCCCAGGCCTCCTCATTCCCGGTGTCGTCTACGAATTCGCCACGGTGCAAACCTTCTCGACCGTGGGCACGGCAACTTGGAACGTGCCGGGTTTCGTCTACTCGACTTCGTTCCTGTTAGTCGGTGGAGG